TAACGTTCTGTTACCGAATCTTTCTACTTCTTGTTCGTACAATTCTGGTAGATATTGTTGAGCAAAATCAGCAAAATCTGCAGAACCTGGATCTGTCCACTGAAGATAGTTAGTTGATAAAACTGACTGATCTTGCGTTGGAAGTAATCCAGCGTTTTGTACTATAAAATTTCCTAAAGCCATTTTATATTAGTTTTTGTTATTTTCGTTTTATTTTTAATTTAGAACTATTTACACCACTAACCGCTTTTACTTTAAATCCATTTAAATAAATATCATCAGGAGCTGTTTTTCTTCCCTCAGAACTTATATTTTTAGATTTAGCAACTACATCTCTAGTAGCATCAGCCTTGCCTTGCTCGTAGAAATGATTTGCAATAGTATCTGCATTGTTAGCAGCATACATAGCTTTATGATAACCTTTATAATCGACAACTTCTCCTTTTTCGTTTAAGAACTTCTTAAGCACATTTGAAATATCAGATTGGGCTTCAGCAACTTCATTAGGATTATTTACAGAATATCTAAACTTTTTTTCTCCTAGAGCGAAATCAAAACCTTTGAATTCATTAGAGAACATATTGTTTGTTGTATTTATAAACTCCTCATGTTGCTTTTTAGCTACTTCTTGTTCTTTGTTGTATCGGTTGAAAAACTCACTTGCTTTAGACATCTCATTATTTACGGTTGGCCTCAACTTGATTTCATCGTAATATTTTTGTTTAAGATTTTCTAAAAACTTTTGAGCTTTAGCAACTTCTTCTTTTTTCGCGAGATTTTTTTTACGAACCACTCGCTCTTCGTCGTAATCTTCATCCACTTTAAATTGCTCATCCATTAAAAATTGGATTTCTTCAGAATCTAAATGTGGTTTAGTATTTTTGTAATATTCTTTTAATAACGTAGTATCATCTACATTTGAATAGTCAGCATTTAATCTAACATAGTCATTTATATCTCCGCCAGTTTCCTCCATGAAGTTAACTAGTTTTTCTATATTTTCTGGTAACTTAGGAGTTGGAACTTCTTCTTTTGCAATTGGCTCTGGAGATACTATTGTTTCTGGTTCTTCTTCTGTTATTTCTACTATAGAAGGAGTTTCAGTTTCTATTTCTTTTTCTTTCGCTTGGGGAGTTTCTTGCTTTTCGGCGTGTGTCTCTCCCACTTCTCCGCCATCCTTGGATAGTTCGCGTACATCCACTTTCTCTGTGCTTGACTCTTGAACGGCATCTTCTTGTTTTTTAATTTCTATTTTAGGAGTTTCTAGTTTTTTATTAGCTAGTTTTTTAGGTCTCCCTGGTTTTTTCTTCATTTTAAACTCACCCTCTTGTGGGATGTTTTCTTGTTTTGTTTCTTCCATGATATGATATTATATAATTATATATTAAGCTATTGGTGATCCTAAATTTATATTACCAATATTTTCGTCTTCATTTACAAAGTCTTTAGGTAGCAAGTTATTTTTTCTTTGATCTATCATATAACTTTGTTGACTTGCAGCTAACTTAGTTCGTTGATCTTTTCTAGCTTCAATTTCAGCTTCTCTTGCGGATTGTTTTGCTCCATCCGCTTGAGTTAGTTGCATATCAAAACCAAACTTTTGTTCTGCTAATTGCATTTTATGACCAAACTCTGCTTCTAGTTTTTGCATCTCTAATTGGTTCTTACCAGTTTCAAGTTGCAAAGTTGTTTGCGCTATAGCCTCTTGTTTTTGTACTTCAAACATAGCTGCTTCTTCCGCTGCTTTAGCACTAGCTTGAGCTTGCATCTGAACCATTCTTTCTTGCTGTTGTTGATCAGCTTGAGATTTTTGACGTTGTTTAAGCTTTAACATTTGATTAGCTAAGCGTAAATTACGGACTTGTCTAATGTCTATTGCATCGGGTAGATTTATACCGCCAGCTTGTAAAGCTATTTGAATGTTCTGTTCTAATACTTGTTTTGCTTCATCGTCTGGCTCTAGTTCTAAAAATATGCCAAAATCATATAAGTGCAATTGTTTTATTTCCTCTAAAGTAGCCACATTAAATAGACTAATACTATTAACTAAAGCTTCATTGGTTAATCCAAATTCTAATGAATCTGAAACACGTAAAGCAATATTTTCACAAGCTCTAAGAGTTAAATATAAACCTGCATCTAGTATGTGTCTAGTAGCTACATTTGATTGTGCTACAGCTAATTTTTGTAATCCTAGCAACGCATCCTTATCTGGATTGCTACCATCTCTAGCTTCATTAAGTCCGGTAACATCTCTTATCATTTGTAAATAGTATTGATATGTTTGGATAAGACTTTGTATTTTAGCCATTCCATTACTACTACTTAATTCTTGAATAGGAACTTTACCAGGATTAATATCACCATCTTGAGTCATTGATCTACCTACAATACTACCAGTTTGGAAATACATATTTAATGCTTCCTTAGGATTGTAACTAGTACCATTACCTAAATCTACTTCTGCTAAGCCATCAACATCTAAGTATACACCATCAGGAACCATACGAGACAATACCTGTTGTAGTTTTAAAGATGTTAATTGAATCATATCAGCAAAAGTAATCATTCGTTCTACTAGAGAAGTAATTCTACCTTTATATAAATCTGGAGCACATATAGTGTAATTCATATTTACCTTAGTTAAATTAGAACTTGGTCGCGTCATGTTTTCTGACATTTTCCAATCTAACATTATAGGATGCCCTAAGATTTTAGCACCATGATATAAAACTTCTATTGATCTACTTACTCTTTCAAATTCATCATTTGGAGGAGGAGCAAAAGTATCTGGTTTTTCAATTTGTTTTTCTAATCCATTTGCAGTTTTCTTAATCTTCCAAACCTGATCAGCATATGTTTTATATTCAAAATAAAGAACTTGAACAGTGTCATCATCTCTATTTCCTCTATAATTTCTTCTGTAATTAGTATTACCAGGAAACTTTTGAATCATTTCTAATTCTTCTTTAGTTAAATTAGGAAATTCTTTTTTAAGTTCTGGTAAAGAAATATTTTTAACTTCTCCTACGTAGTATATATCTTCAAAATTAGGATCATCTGTATAGGAATAAACAAGATTAGATGGATCTACATAATCAACTACAACACCATTTGATTTATTCCAATTGGTTTTTACACATCCAATTCCTATTTCTACTAAGTCTTTATAAAATCTTCTTTTAGTTAATTCAAATTTATTTCTATCTAAAACAGTGTTTATAACTTCTTCTTCTGCTATTTCTATAGATTGTTTATAATCTAATTGAAGATGTATTTCTAATTCTTCTTCAGATTCAGGTGGTTCAGGTATTTCTTTAACTTCACTTAAATCAACTCCTAGTTGCTGTTGTATAGCTTGAAGAAGTTGCCTGTTCATTATATTTTTATGAAGTTTAGTAGCATAATCAGTTCTAGCTTTTTGTGAAGCGGGATCTTGAGCAAACGCTTTGATATCATATATTTTTTCTGACATTCCATTTACTACTATATCAACAAATTTAGGTATAATAGCTACTGGTGTCCAATCTAAATTTAAATAACTTAAATCTCCATTAATAGATAATTCATCTTTATATTTTTGTATTGATTGTTCGCCTCTACCGTATAATCTTCTACGATGAAAAATATTGTAATTATTTGTGTATCTTGCTCCGCCTACGCCGGAAGCCCACCATTCTCCTTCAATTGCTCTTCCTACCATCAAGCCATATTCTAATGACATTTTCTCCTCTTGGGGAACTACCTGATTAGGAAATGAGCTTTGTGTGTTAGTGTAAATCATCTATTATATTATTTTTGAAACTAAACCGTTGTTATCATATGTTTTAAAACCTAAATCTATTTTTTTAGATTGTCTTTGTGCGGTTGGTTTATACTTAGTTCTATTACAAGCCATTATAGCTAGACCTGAGCTAATAGAAGCATCGTGTTTTGTTCTATTATTAATGTCAAATTGTGTCCAATCTTCTAAAGTCCTTTGATGATACATATCTCCATGTTCGTCATTTTTAAAACCTACATGATCTTCTATATAAGCTTCAATTGCTGCTGCATGAACTTGTTTAATATCTTCACTTGAATTAGGTATTCCACCTATTTCTTTTTCTGAAACTGAAAGTTTATTCCAAACTTTATCAGGTCTATTTATAGAAAACAATCTATATCCTCTTCTTTTTATATAATATAATAATCTAGGTTTATTGTTTTCTGCTAATATAGGCATTCCATAAAATATCATAGCCATTAAAACATCTTCAAAAAATATCTCTGCAGTTTCTGGTCTAGCTATGTATTCTAAAAAGAAATGATTTGCGGGTGCATCTTCTAGAGAAAACTTAGTTAGTCCATGAAGTGCTCCTTTAGAGCCGCGGCCATCAACAGTGCCACTAATATCGTAAGAGTCACAACCAAACGCTCCAACGTGTTCATTTCCAGGGTATTTAAATCCATGTTTTAGAATTATGTTGTTTTGAAGATTTTTGGGTGGTATCCACGAAATATTAAATCTACCATTTTTATTAGGAACAAACAACACTTTTGTATCTTTTACCCCATGCTCCCAATGGAAAGATCCTTGTGTAATATTAGCTAAATTATTTATCTCTTCGTTATAATCTATTTGCTCATATATTTTTGTAAGATTAAATAAACTTTGTTTTATTTCATCTCTAAACGCATGTTTCTCTGTTCTAGGAAATTGTCTATAATATTCATTTAAACTATCAGCGTCTTCTTTTAATCCATCTACTTCATTATCCCAATGCTCTATAACTCCGATTTTAATTGGGAGACCATCAATTCCGATTTGTGGATTTTTTGGCGTAATGAATACAGGTAATCCAAAAGTATCCATGAATCCTTCGTAGTTCCATTCCATAGGGATGAAAAGAGAGTAGAGGCCAGAACTTGTTTGTCCGTTTCTATTTCTTTTTGTAAC